ATCAGCTTGCCGGACTGCATCTGCGCAGCCATAGCGGCCACCAGAGGGGCCACCACGGCGTGCATCTGCAGCCATTCGACATGCCGGTATTCGCGCACCAGCACCTTGCGGCTTTGCAGCAGCACGGTGCGGTCGGGGTGCAGCACGTCGATGTCGCTTTCCGGCGAAGCTTCCGGCGCGGCCTTCTTCAGCGGTGTGATCTTCTTGGCCATGGCGCGGTCACATCTGCACGATGCGGCCGTACTGGCCGAACACGCCGCTGGCGCTGCGTGCCGTGTCGATCAGCGACCCCGCGCTGATCTGCGCGCCGGACAGGTTCTGATCGTTGTTGATCAGCGCCAAGTTCTGCAACGGGTCGGTACCCACCTTGTAGAACTCGGCGATGACCGGCCTGTTGCCCTCGGCCAGGTTCAGGCCTTCGTAGCGCACTTCCAGGACCGGCTGTGCGCGGGTGAAGAAGTTCACCTGCTTGCCGGCCGCGTAGCTGTAGCTGGCCTTCAGCGGAAACACCGGCGCCGGGCTGGTGGGCAACGACAGGATTTCCAGGCTGCCGAATCGCGCGTCCAGGTCGTAACGGGTGCTGCCGAAAGCCACCGGCGTGCCGCTGGTGCTGTCCACGATGGTCAGCGCGCTCACCTGCCGGTAGTCGAGCTTGATGATGTCGCCCACTGCCACGGTGCCCAGATCTTCGCCCACCACCGCGCCGCTGGCGATAGCGCTGGCGGTGCCGTACATCAGCTCGGCCAGGCTGGTGGTGTCCAACTGGTGCACAGTGGCGTTGAGCGTCAGCCCCGTGGCGGTGGGGAAGCTGCGCGCCAGGCCTTTGGCGCCGGTGTAGCTTTCTTTGTGCTCCAGCTTTTCCACGGCCAGCGCGACGGTGAGCACGCTGACGTCCAGCCACCAGCGCCAGCCGCCGCGGCCCACCGTGCCATAGGGCCGCGAGAACACCTTGCCCTGCCCGTAGTAGTAATACTCGGTCGCTGCCATCGTCTTCCTTCAGGTAGTTGCGCCGGCCATGCCGAAGCGCTTGGAAAAGTGGGCCGGCGCAATGAACGCCAGCGGGAAATAGGCGAAGCGGCCACCCTCGCTGTAGAAAGGCCGAGGCGGCGTGATGGGCCGCAGCCCTTCTGTGTGACCGGGCACCAGCAGGCCGTGCAGCGCTTGCAGCACGCTGAAGATGAAGACGCCACCAAGCTCATTGCGCGGCGCGGCTTCTTTCATCTGCGCAGCCGTGGCCACGGCCACCACCACCAGCCAGCGGTGCCCGAGGCTGGCGCGCTGCGCATCGCTGTCGAACACGACCAGGCCGTCGTACACCACGTACACCGCGGGCGCGTCCTGCATCTCTTCGCTGACGGTGGCCAGGTAGTCGCGCGTGCCCACCTTGCGCGCCCAGGCGTCGGGCCCGGTCTGCGTGGCGGCCACCAGCGCAGCCACGATGGCGGCCTCTGCAAGCAGCATGTTGAAGCCCGGCACGGTGCTCATCAGCCAAAGCCCCGCAGCGTGTCGTCGGTGATCGCGCGCGGGCTGAAGCACCAGCGCGTTTCTTCGCCGCCGCTCTGCGCGTCGCTGCCGATCAGAACGCCCGGAGACCCGCCCCACGGGCAGGCCAGTTGCGCGTCGCCCGCGGCAATGGCTTCCAGCTCTTTCAGCGCTGCCTTGTAGCGGCGGTAGACCTCACTCTCAGGCGCCAGGTCGCTGTACAGGTAGTAGCGCGCCAGGTCGCAGGCCAGGCGCGTCAGCACCGGCGGCGCCACCTGTTCGGTGCCCATGCCCGCGGGCTTGGTGCAGCCAGCCAGCGGCAGCTTGTACTTCTGGCCGACATAGCCGTCGATGAAGCTGCACGCGTCGTCGATCTTGGTGGCCACGCGCGCCGCATCCACCGTGCTGGGCGGGATGTTGGTGGTGTCCGTCAGTTGCACCAGCTCGGCCTGGCCGAAGCGGGCAACCATGTCGGGCAGCGTGGCGTAAAGCATGCGCGTTAGCTCGGTGCAGGCGGTTCAGGCGCTCAGGTGCGGCGGTGCGTGACGATCTGCACTTCGACGAACTGGCCTGCAGCCGTGGTGGCGCCCAGAGCACGCCCGCAGTGCTCGGTGGCCGTGCCCACGGCGGCGCGGCCGGTGCTGTCGGTGGCAGGCTTGACGTAGTCGCCGAATGCGATGGCAGCGCTGCACTCCACCAGTTCGCTGTAACTCGTGGTCAGCGTCACGGCCTGGCCGGTGAGCGCTGCAGACTGGCTCACGCCCTGGCTGTCCTTCACGCCGCCGGCTGCTGTGGCATAGCCGCCGTCGTAGGCCACGAAACGGCCGCGTGCGAGGTCGGCAGTGGCTTCCACCGTCACGCCAAATTGGCGCTGGAATTGCTGGCCGCTGTTGTTCTGGCTGGGCATGGTGTGTGCGTCCTCTCAGTGCTGTACGTTGGGCGTCAGGCGCCGGTGGGCGCTTCGCCGCCAGGTGCTTTGGTGCTGGCTTCGGCGTCCAGCACCTTGCCGCGGGCGGCCTGGAATTCCTTTTCGCCCGCGGCCTTTGTCTTGGCCTCGGCCTTGGCTTCGGCGGCTTCGGCGTTGGGGTCGCGGATGGCGCCCATCTTCAGCAGCGCCTCGGAGTCGTGCGGGTTCAGCTCGGGGAGTTCTTCGCCGGGCTGAAATTCGCGGCGCACGCCGTCGATGAATGCCGTCACCATGACGACGGCGATGAAAGGCAGCAGAGTCTTTGCCATGTGCGGTGTCCTTCAGGTGTTCACTTCGGGTTCTGGAAGAGGAACGCGGCCGTGTTGTAGGCAACGTTCGGCTGGCGCTCGAACGTGGCGCCGTAGATCCAGCTCTTGGTGCCATCCATCGCGTAGTACGGCGTCTCAGCGAACGGGTGGCCTTCAATGACGTTCGTGAAGCCGAAGGCCGGTTCGGTGAGATTGATGTCGGTGCCGCCAGCGCCGCCGATGTTGGGCACGTAGGCCAGGATGGCGTTGTTGCCCCACACGTCCTGGCCAACGCCGGAGGCGTCCTTCCACACGGCGTCGCCGATGGCGATGTCGGTGACGTTGAACACCACCTTCATCTGCTCGACGGTGGCCGGGCCGGTGATCTCGCGGGGCAGGTAGCTCTTCACCTCGGGGTTCATCGACGCCGCAATCAACGCGTCCGCGCTCAGCGTCAGCCTGTTGGGCCGCTTGCCGATCTTCTTGCGGATGATCTCGCCGGCTGCGCGCACGTCCGTCACCGGCGTGCCAGTGGCGGCACTCCACTTCGTGCCGCTGGCCAGCGCCTGAACGTGCCCCGATGCATAGGTGCCCGTGGTGGTGGCCAGCGTGGCCACCTCGATCTCGTAGTCCAGCGCAAGGATGGCGCTGGCCGTGGACATCGCGATCTTGCTGATGTCCAGGTAGTTGCCGACGTTGAGCTTGCGGCTCTCGTCGGCCTCGCGGATCAATTCGCGCGGGATGGGCACCTCGACGCTGTACTGCTTGACCTCGTAGGTCTTGCCGGCCCAGCTGATTTCGACGCGCTTGGTGGCGGCGCCTGGCGCGCGGCGCAGGTTGTAGCGCTGCAGGCGTTCGTCGCCCAGCTGCGCCAGCGTCACGCTGGTCAGCGCCTGCGGCAAGCGCGGGAACAGGGTCTCTGCGATGAACGAGCCCTGGCCCGAGCCCAGCAGCAGGCTGGTCAGGATCGGGTTCTGGCGCAGGCGAATCTCGGCCGGGGTCATCATGGTGGCTGTGTCCTTGTTGGGGTGTGGTGTGCGTCAGGCCGTGGTGAAGGCCACGACCTTGCTCAGCGCCTCGCTGTAGCTCACGCTGTGCTTGGCCGCGTAGGCCTTGGCGTCGCGGTCGATCTCCGCATCGGTGCGTCCTGCAGCGCCGCTGGCCGCGCCGCCACCAGCGTTGCCGGGCAATTGCTCGCCGAAGCTGACCAGCGGATTGCGGGCCACCAGCGCGTCTTTGACGAATTGCAGCGCGCTGGCTTGCTTGGTCTCGCCGCCTTCGCTGAAGCTGACGTTGCCGTCGGCCAAGTCGCCCAGCATGTCCAGCACGGCCACGGCCTTGGCGACGTCCGGACGGGCCAGCTTGCCGGCCTTCATCTGCTCTTCGGCAAACGCCACATGCGTGGTGTGCCGGGCCTTGCGCGAGTCTTCGGCGAACTTAGCCAGTTGGGCTTCTGCAGCGTCGGCGCGGGCCTTGTCTTTCGCGGCGTCGGCCACGGCTTGGTCGGCACGCGCCTTCTCGGCGGCCAGGTCTTCGGCAGTCTTGTCCATGGGGTCCTTTGTGGATTCGCTGAAACACACCAGGCCGGTGGCCTGGTCAGAAAACTCGATGTCTTTCAGCCCCGGCACGGCCGGCGGCTGTGCGCCGAGAAACGCCACGTGCCGCAGATACCAATGGCCAGGCGTGGGGTTGTTGGGGTGCTCGGGGCTGTAGAACGCTGCGCTGCGCTTGGGCACGCGGTGGGTGCGCACCAGCTCGGCAAACTGCGCCTCGACAGCGCGCGTGTTCATCGTCAGCGTGCCGCCGTTGGCCTGCAGGCCGGACACCCAGCCGTAAGCCGGGCGGTTGCTCTCCGGGTGGCCAACAGTCAGCGGCGCGTCGCGCAGGGCGGGGTCGTACAGCTCGGCCGTCTTGGCCACTTGCTCGGCCGTGATGTCCCACGCCCGGCCCTGGTCGTCGATGCGACGACCGGCCTTGAAGATTTCGATGCCCTGCGGCAGAGTGCCGTTGGCGGGGGTTGCGGGACCTGGCATGCGGCGCAGTCTCTGCGCGCGGGCGATGCCGATCCAGGAAAGCGTTTTAGTTTTTCACTGGCGTCACGTCATCGCGTCCAGAGGGCTGCGCACATGCCGCCCAGGCCCGCGAATGACGTGCGTGTAGATCATGGTCGTCTCGACGCTGGCATGGCCCAGCAGCTCTTGAATTTCACGGATGTCGGTGCCCATCTGCAGCAGATGCGTGGCGAATGAGTGGCGCAGCGTGTGCGGCGTGGCCAGCTTGTGGATGCCGGCGGCCCGCACCGCGCGCTTCATGAGCCGCTGCACGCCGTCCTCATGCAAATGGTGGCGCCGGACAACACCAGTGCGCGGGTCAGTCACATAGTCGTCAGTGGCGAAGACGAATTGCCAGGCCCACGACTGCGCAGCGCGCGGGTACTTTGCGTGCAGGGCATGCGGCAATTCCACGTCGGCGCGGCCGGTGGCCACGTCCACGTCGTGCCAGCGCTGGCGCTGCGCGAGCAGTGCCTGCATGGGAGCGACCAGCGTTTCCGGCAGCATCACCACGCGGTCCTTGTTGCCCTTGCCTTCGCGCACGATGATGCGGCGCTCAGCGATGTCCAGGTCTTTCACGCGCAGGCGCAGGCCTTCAGTGATCCGCAGGCCCGCCCCATACAGCAGCTTGAGCACCAGGCCGCGCGCGCCACTGACGTGCGGCCAGAGACGTGCGACCTCGGCCTGGGTGAGCACCACGGGCAGCCGCTGAGGCTGCTTGGCATGGACGATGTCGTCGACCCACGGCAGCTCGACCTGCAGCACCTTCTGGTACAGGAAAAGCAGCGCGCTGAGGGCCTGCCGCTGGGTGCTGGCGGCCACGTCCTTCTCGGTCGCAAGCCAGCTCAGAAAGGCGTTGATTTCAGGCGCGCCCATCTCCAGCGGGTGGCGCTTGCCAGACCACAGGATGTAGCGCTTGGTCCAGTGCCAGTAGGCCTGCTCCGTGCGACGGCTGTAATGCAGCGTGCGGATCGCGCCACGCACCTGCTGCTCAAGCCGCGGCTGG